CTCTAGGCGTTTGGCTTCCATATACATCAATTGCTGTTGTATTAGCGTTTGTTGTTGTCTGTAAGCTACTGCCGCAAGGATGTTATCCCGTTGTTTTTCAAGGTAGCTTATAGACCGCTGTAATTCTTCTGTTTCAGCTAACGGTATATCAGCTTTAACCTCTTGTTTGGATTGTACTTTAGATTGCTTAACTTTTGCAACAGGTGCTACTAAATCACGGATTGCTTGCTTGCGTGAAGCATTAGCATCTTTGGTGGCTTTTTCTAATAAACGCTGTCTTGCGGCTATTTTCTGTTGCAGCTTTTGTATTCTGCGTAATTCTTCTTGGGTGTACCAAGCATCATCCCCACCAGTTTTAGCTGATGGGGTTGGGGCTACATATACCTGAAAAGCGTTATTTTGAAACGCATTAGCTTGAAAAGCCGTAGAAAACATTACTGGATAACTTCTGCTTCTTTAGGCACTTGTGGGTCAGCTTGTTCTTTAATCTGCTTTACAAGTTCCCATGCCCCAGTTTTAGTAGGCAGTTCACCAAGCGTCTGAAGAATAAAGTTAACCGCATTAATGTCTAATTCTAGCTTAATCATGCTATTGCACTTTCAAAATGAGTTAAGTAAAAGACAGCGTAGTAGTCACCTTTAGAAATTTGAATTTAAAGGTGTTCTTTATTTCTAGCTATTGTGTCTGCCCAATCTTCATCAGACATATCTTCAGGCTTATCAGCGTTAAGTAAGTTTACGCTATCCATTGCGGCATCGTAACTGCGTTGTACTTCTTGTTCAGGTGTTAGTTCAATCATTTTATTTTCCTAATAAATGTTATATAAAGTTGGTAGATAGCTAGTCCAGCAATAAGACCACAAAAGAAGCTATAAATATCCATTATTTAGCTTCCAATGCAGTAAGGCGAGTGGTTAGTGATTCTATAATTGCTTGTTGTTCTTTTACTGCATTTATAAGATACCAAGTTAAATTAGTTGTATCTACTGACATTACACCAGTTGATTCAGTTTTTACGCAATCAGGCAATATTGCTTGTAATTCTTGGGCAATAGCACCTAGTTGAACTCCAGTAATTTCTATTGCGTTTTGGCTTGGTAAATCAGTAACTTCATCTTTTGTGCGGTATTCAAAATTACGCACTTGAATTGCCGTAATTGCATCTAACCCAGTTGTGTTATCAACAATGTTCTTTTTAAGTCTTGCATCAGAAGTGATAGACCATGTAGCAGAATTTGTGGTTTGATAAGCTGAACCTTGAATATATGATGTATTTGCACCTTTACCAGCTAAACCATAACCTAATACAACTTCATTATTTACACCACCTGATGAAGCATTAGTATTAGGCCCAAGATAAATATTAAAATATCCACTTGTCATTCCTGCACCTGAAGCCTTGCCAACAAATATATTTAATGCGTAGGTGCAATTAAAACCAGCTTGGTGTCCAATTGCCACATTTTCTGCACCAGTAGTTGTATTGTAAAGTGCTTGATAACCGACTGCAGTGTTGTTAGATGCGGTAGTGTTTGAAGATAAAGCACCTGAACCCAATACTGTATTTAAGCTACCTGTTGTGTTTGCAAATAAAGCAATATGTCCAATGGCGGTATTGTTATTACCAGTCGTATTAAGATACATGGCTTGTCTGCCCATGCAAATGTTTTGACCACCACTTGTATTGGCTTGCAATGTTTGAACACCAACAGAGCAGTTTTCTACACCAGTAGTGTTTGTATATAAACTTTGATAACCAATAGCCACATTCAAGTTTCCACTTGTAGTAGCGTTCATTGCATAGTAGCCAATAGCCGTATTGTATGAAGCATTGGCGGTATATAGGCTACGATAGCCGTAAGCGGTGTTGTAATTTCCTGTCGTATTGGCTTGTAAACTTCTCCATCCAAAAGCCGAATTGTAAGAACCAGTTGTATTTGAAGTCAATGCTTGAAAACCAAAAGCATCGTTGCTTTCTGCGGTATTTGCATATAAAGCTAAATAACCAACACCAGTATTTTGGTTTGAAGTTTGATTGCTATAACCAGCTTGTGCGCCTAAATAAGTAGATTGAACTGCGGTAGTATTACTATAACCAGCTTGATAACCAACGGCTGTGTTATTAGATGCGGTGGTGTTAAGTCTTAATGCTTCAGTTCCAATGGCGGTGTTGTAACTACCAGTTGTATTGACTAGTAAAGGCAATCTACCAACAGCAGTATTTGAACTACCAGTTGTTACAGACTGTAATGCACCTGAACCAACACCAGTATTTTCAACGCCTGATGTAGTTGCGGATAAAGCTGTGTAACCTAAAGCAGTATTAGAAGAACCACCAGCTAACCCCTTACCAACAGTAAGACCTGATATAGAAGCATCATTAGCTAAAGTTAATGTAGTGCCGTTAAAGGTCATGTTGGCAGAACCTACGACTAAACCACTAGAGTTATAAAGGACTTGAGTGGTCGTGGAAGAACCTACGCCACCTTTAGTGCCAATAACTTGCACTACGCCAGCAGAATCTTTGTAGAAAAGTTTGCCATCAGCCGTATTAATAGCTAATTCGCCAGCAACTAAATTACCTGCGGTTGGAGCATTACTAGCAGTAGAACTGTAGTAAAGAGAAATTGGAGTGTAGCCCGTTTGTGCCATGATTTTTCCTTAAAATAATCCACCAAATATACCAGTAACAGCAGTAACTGTTCCAGCATTTTGTATGTCGTTTCCACCCATTTGTAATGCTCCAGTAATAGGAGTTTGACCGTCTGCGGCCACAGAACCCGTCATTGCGGAAGCCAAGTCTGTCAAAGTATTATTAGCCCATGTAGAGCTAATACTTGTACCAGTTACTACTGGATTACCAGCAGGTAGGGAATAAGTACCCGATCCGTTTCTACTCATTTGATGCTCCTTGTTGGGCGGCTTTCATAATCAATAATTTTGCCATTTTTCTTTGTTCAGGAGTACCTGAGTTAGCCAAATTTAATACAGGTCTAGCCATTTTTCCTGCCGCATAAGTTGCTTCACCAACTAATCGAGGGCTTTGCAATGGAAGTGTAGCTAGTGGGGCTAACCCTGATGCACCAATAGTCATTGCTCCAGTAATTCCGCTTCCTGCGGTAAAACTTGGGATAATTCGATGCAACCCTCTTGGAACATAAGTATTTAATGCTTGACCAGCCAAAGATGGCATAAGATCAACACCACTTTTTTGTTTCAAAATATCAGCTAATTGTTTGCGATATTCAAAACTGGTATTAGCATTATTTCGAGTTAAAGATTGTAATCTGCGTACTGCGGCATCAATAGATTTACGATCACCAAGGTTTAATGCTTGTTCAAGTTCACGCTCAAGGCCTAAAGATTCTTCATAATCACGCATTGTTTTAGCGTAATTTTTGTCTTGTTTGATAATTGTGTCTTTAACAGTATTGCGTGTTTGTGACAATACAGATTTAGCTTCATTGGACATATCGTTACGATATAAATCATCAATTCTGCGTTTTAAAGCATCTAAACCTTCAGCAGTATGCAAGCCTTTTTTTGACTTCCATTCATCTAATACAGTTTTAATTTTATTAATATCTTTGTATGATTCTTCACCAATGGATGAAGCTACATCACCACCACCTTGAACTTTAAAATTATCAAGCGATTCTTTAAAAGAATTTTCAATTGGATTAAAATCAAGTTTAGGTGCAGGTTTTGGCAACGGTTGACCAGCAATTATTTCTTGATTTGGTTTTATGCTTTCAATACCTTCTTTGTAAGCATTTTTTCTTTGAGATTTAAGTGTTTGTAAACCGCTTTGAGCCGCCTGTAATACATCTTTTACAGGAACTTCACCACGCAAATTTTTTAAAAATTGTTGATTGCCAGTAACACCTGCTTTAGCCGCTTCTTCAATTGCTTGTGGCCCAGCACCTGTAGATAAACCAAGAACTTCTTTTCCGATCCATCCACCAAGTTTTGCCGCAGGTTTAATTATTTCACCTATTGGGCCTGTTGCCGCACCAAACATGGCCGCATTGCCACGATTTTCAGAAGTTGGAGTTAAACCATATCCTGTACCTGCACCAATTGCTGATTGCTCACCTACAGCGGTAGCAAAACTAGGAATTTTGCCAATAATATTAGCAACTTGTGGAACAGCTTTAATAGCACCAACAGCTTTTTGTGCTAATGAATAAGGTACTGCATATGATCCAATTTGACCTGCCGTACCTGCTACTGGAAATTGCTCTTTAACTTCACCTGTTAATTTTTCACCAAGACGGCTAATGTTTCGACCAGTTTCAGGAAACCCTAATTCAGTTAATGCACCAGCACCTTTGATAAGTTCACCAGCACCAGCTACAGCCATAGGGCCAACAACAGCATTGCCATTCATTTGTGGCAAGCTAATACCGTTAATAAACCGATCGTAAGCGGTTTCAGGTTTTGCTTGTAGATTTTCCCAATTATCAGGTGCAGGGCTTACAGAAACAGACCCTTTTGCTGGTGATACTATTTCCCAATCGCTCATTGTTTTTTCCTTCTAGCTACAGTTCCATCAGGATTAACTTTGTATTCGTAACTAGGATCGTACGGAATGTTTTGAGCTTTTAAAACAGATTTAATATCTGTTTTTGGCATTGGCATTTCGTAAGGCTTAACCATAATATGATTACGCAAATCTGTAGGAACAGGTTTTAAATCTAGTCTGTACGATTCACGAATGGTATCTCCAGCAGATTTACGCTGTGCATCGTATAAGCTGTTGATTGTTTTTCTATCAAGAATCAAAGAACTAAATGCTGTTGGATCAGTAACTAATTTTTCTAACAATCCTAAATCAGGCCCAGTTAATGCACCTAATGTATTAGCTTCTTTGCCCAATAAATAAGCATTTGTAAGTTTTTGTTGCAATTTTGCTCGAACAGTTGGTTTTACTAAATCTGCATCTGAATATCCTGCAAATTCATTTTGTAAATCACCAACAGCTTTTTGATAATTAATTGCACCTTTAACGGTTTTTTGTGATTCAGCAGGTAATGCGGTTGCTTGATCTGCATAAAACTTACGAATTTGTGGCCCAGTTGTTAGCGTTGGCGGTGGTTTAGGAGCTTCAAATGGGTTATATCCAAATTCTTTAATAACTTCATCATTTTTAACCAAGGTTGGTTTAACAGATGGATTGGCTGGTAAATTGCCACCACCCATAGAAACATTACCGCCCATTGGAGTACCAGCAACCATAGGAGCGTTTCCACTACTTACAGATAAGTTACCCATACCTGCTGGCAATAAGCCTTCATCCCTTAATCTGATTGATTCTGCAACTCCAATAGCAGGTTTTGATGTTGCAACAAAACGCATTGTTGATTTAGGGTCAGCAGAGTTTTTATCGTAAACATAAGTATCTGTGTTGCCTGTTTTTGGATCAACCTGACTAACTTCAGACCAATTAGGGCCTTCAGTAATCTTTTTCATTGCGTGTGCTCTTAAAAACGCAGGTGAATTAGGATTCTGCAACGCACTCATGTTTGCTAACATTGGGTTGCCTTGTACTGCTGGGCTTATTTCTTTTTGTGCTGTTGGCATAGGTACATTGCCAGCATAAGGCCCAGCCAATTCTGTATTTTGAATAACAGCAGGTTTACCTTGCAGTTGACCCATGTATTCACCTAATGCCGCACTCTCTTGCCCTCTAATAGCTTTAGCTAAATCAATTTGTGCTTGATCGCCTTTTTCAATACCTTTTTGACCAACATAAGTATTGGCTAATCCTGATAAATATTGAGTAAATGATGGTGGAACAAAACGATTACCGATCATTTGACCTTGTGGTTGTTCCATTCCTTTTTGCATCAACATTTCAGCCATTTTTTGTTGGCGTAAAATTTGTTGCTGTTGCAACATCTGTTCAGGCGTAAGAGTTCCAATATCGGCTGGCATAATTAATCTCTAGTAGAAAACACATTACCAATGTTGCTGTAATCAGGCTGTTGTGGTGTATATGCGTAAGGATTTTGACCATTTTGGTCGTAAGCAAGTCCTGTATTTCTTTCGGTAATACCGTTAGGGTCTTTTTTACGCAACATCATTGCTAACGCCATAGGGTCAGTACCGCCTTGCTTACCAATTTGTCCAGCTTGCATAACTTGTTGGTTTTGCTGTGCAAGTGCCGCCTGTTGGTTGGCTTGTTGTTGACCAAAGTTTTGGAATACAGGGCTTAAGCCGCTAACATCCTGCATTGGTTGACCTTGAATAATGTAGGGATTCATAGTTTTCCGTAATCTACGGCTAAATAGCCGTTATCTAAAGTAATAACAGCGTCAGGATTAACAGCTTGTGCTTCTTGTGCCATAACGCCAACAAACTTACCGTGACCAGCCAAAGGATGATCCTTAAACTCAGGTTTGTATTCGTATTCATATACTGGTAAACCATTAGGCAACCAATGAATCTGTTTAATGTTTTCCTTCATGCGGATGTCCGATGCCGCAATAATTCCAGCACCACCTAGACCCATTAAACCGCTATTAAAGTTAGCTTGTTGTGCCACTTTAGAATTGAAGTCACCCATTTGTGCGTTGTAACCCATCTGAGCCGCACCTAATAAATCAGCACCAGCGGTATTGGCTTGTTGTGCAGAGTTTACAAATGATGGGTTTTGAACCTGTGAACCACTACGCAATGCACTTAAAGTATTAAGTGGCATATTGTAATTAGTCATTGCTTGGTTGTAAGCCTGTTGATTTGCGGCTAAACCAGTACCAAATCCTTGAGTAGTTGCGGCCGCATACAGGTCATTTTCTTTTTGACCTTGCGTCATCATCGCTCGTCTATATGCTTCAGAACCTACGGGTATACCCGAATTAGCTAACTGAGTTGTTAATGCTTCACGATTTTGTGCAATCTGTGGAGCAAGGCGTTGCATATACGCATCTTGGTAATTTTGACCAGCATTGATGCCTACTTGCGGAAGTTCAGGGTTAAATGGCTGACCCATTGTATTCTGCACATTACCCAAAGCTGAATTAATAGTTGAGCCTAAACCCAAGCTGGTGGCATTTTGGTTATTTAGAAGCTGTTGTCCAACATTAGATAATGATGTTTGAGCAGTCCAAGTAGGATTGCCGTATGGGTCTGTCCCACTAACTGTATAGTCTAAATTGCCATAAGGAGTAACTTGATTTACACGATTGGCGGCTGTTGCGGCTCTTGCCGCATCAAGATTGCCTGTAGCCGTAGCTTGTGCGGCACTTGCGTAATCGGGTGCGGCTGGTGCTGAAGCCGCTGGCCCTAATCCTAAAAATCCACCACCACCCATATCATTCTCCTCTTGCAGTCCTTAAAGGGCATTTGATGTCGAGCCATCGACAATCTTCACGCCTCATAGCCATAATCACTAAGTCACCATCCATGTGAGCATCAGGAATTTCGGCTACTACTTTAAAACCAAGGTGTCGGTTTAGTTTTAGGGCAGATTCATTATCTGCACAAACTTGACCAAGTATAACGCTAACACCTAGTTTATTAAAGGGGTAATCAAAAGCCGCCCACAATAAATCTTTACTTATCCAATTTACTTCATCTACTGCCGCAATGTGCATCTGACACGCTTTTGGCATAAAACTGGCAAATCCTACTACTGCTACTAAATTGCCGTCTATTTCTTGACCTATACATACTGTTTCTTCAGGTAGCGGATGGTTCATTAATCTGACCAGCCAATCACCCATGTAGCGTTGGTTTTCAGTAGTAACAAGCCTCAAAGAACGCCACCTCGTTCCATTACATAATCAGTTGATGCCCAATGAAATTCAATACCTTGCGATGCAACATTTATATTGACCGATCCTGAAAATCCAATACCGCTTACCCCTTGCCAAAACTTAGTGACGGTTAAACCGCCACCCCAGTTAGCTTGATCCCATTTAGAACTATCCCAAATACCTGTTTGGGTAATAGATGGATTAAACGCAATTTGATTAACTAAAGGTTGAGTATCAAAATCGGTGCTAATACCGCACAAAACAGTCGGTAAGCCGTTATCTGTCTGTAGGATAGGGCGTACTAAGGTAAAGCGTTTATTCTGCCCACGACTGTCAAAATAGCTATACGCTTGCTGTGCAGTTGCAACAATATTAGAACCAGCATCAGAAGATTGACTATAAAACTGACCTACATATCCGCTAGAACCAAAGTAAATCTTATTGTCAGATGCTACTTCCCAACAGATAGCGTTTACCCCAGTAAATCTAGCCCAAGACTTTGTAATGGTGTGCATGACATACTGTTCCTTACCGCTTGTGGTAGGAATGTTCAAAATCAACATATTTTCACTAGCAAAATAATTGATTTGCCAGCCAAATTCATTATAAAAATTGGTTGCGGCTTGGCTTACAGCAAAGTAAATCTTGTCGGTTAAGTTAATTCTTGGGTCTAAACGAGAAGATTGCAATGCGGATGACATTGGCACTAAACCGTCTTGGGTTAGTAATAACAAGTCACCTGCCCATTTGAAAAAGCACCTACGGTTAAAGGTTTGACCCATCTGCCATACACCAACTTCGCTCCAAGCATTAGCATCGCTAGGGTTTGTACCCTTGTAAACGATTACTTCGCCCATGCTAGTAACAAAAGCGGATAGGTCATCAACGCCATAACCTGCGTCAAGTGTCCATGTACCCATTGCTTGCAAGAAACCACCTGAACGGGCAATAGCACCTAAATTAAAATCTAATGCCGCACCACCAATAGATTGAACGGGCAGATACCAAAACACCATGCTGTCTTTTTGTACAAAAAACAGTCTGTTTTGGCACATATTGATGTTAATAAAGGTATTACTGTTTACGCCTGAAATACCAATAACGGTATAAATTCCTACTACAGTAGCGTTTGCCGCAGGTGCGGTTGCCATTGTGTAAGTAAAGGTAGTTGTTCCTGTTACGGTAATGTAAAAAGTACCGCTATAGTTTGATTCCGTAGTTCCTGAAATACTGACCCGATTACCTGTTGCAAGACCATGTGCAGTTGCGGTAGTAACAGTAGCCGTTAGGTTTCCTGTGCCACCCCTTGTAATGGTGCTAATAGCAACGGCTGTGGCCGTTGTAGCCATCTTGTACCAGCGTGTTCCGTCATAAATAATAGCTGGATCAGCACCGTTTACAGCCAATAGAAAATGTCCACCAGCAGTCGTAATCATGCAATGCTGGAATCTGCTATTGGTAAGACCAGTTAATACAGAAGTAGCTACGGCAGTTGAAGCGTTATAAATAGTCCCGTTAGCAATAGCAAAAAGCGTGTTTGTGCCGTCAGCATTGGCATAATTCATTAATGTTTCTACACTACCTGTAATGCCTGTAGATGCTTTGGAATAGCCTTTTCTAAGGGTTACATCGGTAGGTGTAGGAAAAAAATTAATTAAAGAAACTGCATCTAACGGTTGCATTTCAGCCAAAGAATCTCTAGCGTTCCAACCCCCAATAGGGGCGGCTAGGGAAGCTGTAGTCGCTGTCCTACCTTTTGGTTGAATCATAATTAGCTACCGTAGCCAGTATCAGGAATATTAGCCCAACCAATAAGCACGGCACTTGGAGCAGGTGCAAAAGATAGTGTTGCTGATCCCTTGTCATTAGCCTTAGCAACGCTTAAATAACGCATATAGTCTTGTTGCAATGCGGTAGTATCAAAAGATTTAATTTGAAAGTATTTAAGTTTTGTCAATAAAACAATTACGGTATCGTCTAATACGGTTGTATCGGTATCAGCGGTAAAGCTGTTTTTAACTTCATTTGTGGCACTTCTTGCCCAACCCCTAGAACGATACTCAAACCCTAGATATTCTTGGGTGTTGTATGGTGGCCAAATTTGGAACTCATTGCCAAGAATACGCCAACGAACCCGTGGGCCTGTGGAGATATAACCTGATTTAAGCCATTGCCATTGTTGAGCATCAACAGGGCCAAGCATCTGCCAATGTTTTGTCTTATCCCAATGCGTGTTATCGGTAATGGTTTCGTAGTCAGGTGGCAAGGGATAAATAGTCTTACTAAATGTGACTGTACCGCCAACGCTGGTTGCTGAAGCTAATTGAGTAGTTGTTAAGCTAGTTGAATCAATTACATTATCAACATAAGTATCTTGGGGAATACTTGTCCCCACGATGGAATAGGTGCTGTCCAGCCCTGTAGTACTAGGAATGTTGTTAAGTAAATAAGTTCCATTCGTAGTATTACAGGTCGTGGTTATTGCAGTTGTATAGAACCGATACTCTAGTTCTAGGGCTTGCCAATCATGCTCCTTAACCAAGTCATACCCTGCACGGTTCATTAACGCAAGAATCTGTTGCACATCTTGGTTAGTGTTACCTGCTACATAGGTTGGAACGGCTAAGTTAAGTTCAGCGGTAACTTGCTGGACTAATTCGAGCATGGTATATGACATTTTAGGCTTCCTCTGTGGCTACCGCTTTTGCTTTACGGGGTTTCTTTTCACCAACAGCGGCAAGTATAGTGGCCATTTGTTCCTGCATTAAGTCCAACTTCGCATCTGTTTCTGCTTTTATTTTAGCAGTTTCTTCATCTTTTTTGGC